GGCGAAACTAAGACAAGCCTTGAAATCGCTGGAACTGATTTTTATATCAAGCCTAAAAAGTCTGCTAGCGGATCTCAAGGATTTACAGATTCAGTTCAGGATGTGCCAGCGTGGTAGAGGAACTTTGGACATCTCAACAAGTAATTGAACACTTAGAGATTACGATGAACAATTTACGCCAACTGCAATTTCGCAAAACAATTGCTTGGGTGAAGCGTGAAGGCAAAGCCGTTTTTTATCGCGCAGATGATGTAAGAGCGTATAAGGAAAAACGCCAAGCTCGTAAACGCTAAAATGATACCTATGATTATTGATAAGGATGAGATTACGATTGCTGACATAGATGAAGCAATTGCTCACCTTGCCGAATTATTGAAGGATCGCTATGGAAATAGACTCACTCATCAGAGGAAGGTTTTTTTGATGGGTGAGATGGATTCACTACTTGATGCAAGATTAGAGGCGCTGAATGAAATTGGAAACAGTAACGATCGACAGTTTGATACTCGATCCACAGAACGCTCGGAAACACTCAAAGCGTAATCTTGATGCGATCGCCGCAAGTCTAAATAAATTTGGACAACGCAAACCGATAGTCGTGCATAACGGCGTAGTTATCGCCGGTAACGGAACGCTTGAAGCCGCTAAGTTGCTTGGTTGGACTGAGATTGCCGTAAGCCAATGCCCAAGTGATTGGGATGCTGAAACCGCCAAAGCCTATGCCCTAGCCGATAACCGATCTTCCGAATTGGCTGAATGGGATCAAATTACGCTTTCAAAGCAATTAGACGAACTGAGCGATTTAGGCTGGAGCATCGATCTACTGGGCTTTGACAAGATCGAATTGCCTGATTTCAAGCCAGAAGATGCAGAGCAACCTCGTTTAGATCAAAGCGCATCAAATATGTGTCCTCAATGCTCATTTGAGTGGCGCGTAGGCAAAAAAGGCGAGATCGAACCTGTATGAGTTTAGTTATTGCACCTTGTTCATTTGATGCCGCCAAATATGCCGTAATGAATTGGCATTATTCTCAAGCGATGCCCGCTGGCAAACTTGTGAAGTATGGCGTATGGGAAAACGACAAGTTCATCGGTGCAGTAATCTATGGCAGAGGCGCGAATAAAGACTTAGGCAAACCTTACGGCTTAGAGCAAATCGAGATATGCGAACTTGTACGAGTCGCGCTAACTAAACACGAAGCGACTGTCAGCCAAATCGTGGCTCAAAGTATCAAACAGTTGAAGAAAGAAAACCCCGGAATTCGCTTGATCATTAGTTTTGCTGACCCTGAGCAGAATCACAAGGGCGGCATCTATCAAGCGGGAAACTGGATTTACAACGGATGCTCTCAGTCAGCTGACGAATACATCGTTAACGGCGAGCGCATACACGGCAGATCGCTTAGAGCCAAGCGTAAATCTCACCCAATTCAGACAAATGCTAAAAACGCCTTGATCTGGGCACAACAGGTTTTAGACCCTAACGCTCAAGAGGTCAAAGGCTCGTCAAAGCATCGCTATTTATACCCGTTGGACAGAAATATGCGAAAACTTGTGAGTGCGCTATCTTTGCCCTACCCATCTGCGGTTGAAGGCTCAATAGTGAGCCGCGATACTTCCGGTATCGAGGGGCAAGTGCAATCCTTGCCAACCGCTCAAAGATCGTAATGCGAATATGAGTGAAAACATTACGAATATCGTCAAACTAGATCACGAAACATTTGAGCGTGAGTTAAAGGTTTGGCAATATCGCGTTGCTGGTGCGACATTTCAGCAAATCGCCGACAAGTTAGATTATGCAAATGAATCTGGTGCGCGAGCCGCGTTCAAGCGTTATGTCAATCGCACGAAGGATGAAACGCTAACAAGCGAATTACGCGAACTACATAAAGAAAGACTTGATGCAGCTCTTTTGGCGATATGGCCCGCAGTCGAGCGTGGCGATTTAGAGGCGATTAAGGTTATGATCAAGTTATTAGAGCGGGATGCCAAGATGTTCGGCATAGATACGCCAGTCAAGACCGAGGTGGAGGTGACTACATACGATGGAATCTACCTACGAGAAAGCACAAAACAACTTATCCGACAAGTACGAGAGATTGAGGATGCGCAGGTTCTCTTGGGAGAAGGAACTAGCGCGCCCGGAGCAGTTACCGAGTGACGAAGAAGATTGGTCTATCTATCTTTATTTAGCCGGACGAGGTGCGGGTAAGACTCGAACTGCTGCGGAATGGTTAGCGTGGGAAGCATCAACGAACAACGACACGCGTTGGGCTATTGTCGCTCCTACTTTCGGCGATGTGAGAGATGTATGCGCTGAGGGTGAATCAGGCATTATTAACATTCTTAGAACTTATGGTTCACTTTTAGATTACAACCGTTCTCAAGGCTCAATCACTCTAAAAAACGGCTCTAAGATTAAACTCTTTTCAGCCGATGAACCTGACCGCTTGCGCGGACCGCAACATCACGGGGCTTGGTGCGATGAGTTAGCCGCTTGGCGTTATCCCGATACTTGGGATCAACTTCAGTTTGGTATGCGCCTTGGAAGCCATCCTCGAACTGTTATCACTACAACGCCACGACCTGTTTCGCTGATTCGTAATCTAGTAAGCCGCACAGACGGAAGCGTGAAGATAGTCAGAGGCTCGACCTTCGATAACGCCGCTAATCTGGCACCGCAAGCCTTGTTGGAGTTACAGGCTCGTTATGCAGGTACTCGTATGGGCAGACAAGAGTTATACGGCGAATTGCTTACTGAGTCAGACTCAGCTCTGTGGACTCGTCAACTAATCGAAGATGCTCGTATCAAGCCTGAAGATGCGCCGCCTTACTTTAGAGTCGTAGTCGCTATTGACCCTGCCGTAACAAGTGGCGAAGGCTCAGACGAAACTGGAATCGTTGTCGCTGGCGCAACACCAGACGGGCATTACTACATCCTTGAAGATGCTTCGATGCGTGGCACACCTGAGAACTGGGCGCGTAAGGCGATCGAGATGTATCGCAAATATAAGTGCGATCGAGTTATCGGCGAAGCCAACAACGGCGGCGATATGATCGAAAGCCTTTTAAGGCAGGTCGATGCTTCGGTGCCTTATCGCAAAGTTCACGCCTCTCGGGGCAAACGAGTCCGTGCTGAGCCTATATCTGCGCTATCTGAGCAATTGCGCCTACATATGGTTGGCAATAACTTCTCGCAACTAGAAGATCAACTTGTCACTTGGGAACCTGATAGCGATAAGTCCCCCGATCGTATGGATGCGATGGTGTGGGCAGTATCAGATTTGATGAGTGGATCTAATGCGTTGCGATCGTTAGCGGCTCTGGCAGACTTCTGCCCATCGTGTAGATTGCCTCTTGTTAAAGGCACTCGCTTTTGCCCGCGTTGCAATACCGCTATCATTACATCAGTGAATTAAGGGGTTCAAATGGGAGTTTACAATCCAGCCGTAAATCAAGGTATCGACCTAATCTTTACCACGACAAACACCGATGCAACTGGAACGCCGATTAACATTACGGGTTTCACTATAACAATGGCAATCTCTAATCAGGTTACGAATACAAATATCCTCACCCTTACAAATGGATCAGGAATCACGCTAACAACTCCCGCATCTGGACTTGCCACTTATCGCATTACGGGAACGCAGACCGCCGCTATTCCGGTGGGAACTTATTACTACGGAATCAAGGCAGTATCATCTGGCGGAATTGCTTACGACTGGGCAGATGGCTTCACTACTATTTCTCAGGCTCGAGTATGACCGTAGATAACATCACAGTCACCACGACTGTTCAGAATGTCGTAGTCAGCACAACAACTCCGACCGTTACTGTTGCGAGCGTTGGCGTTCAAGGACCGCAAGGACCGGCAGCAAATATCTTTTATACCTATACGCAAAATACTCCCGCTTCAGTCTGGACTATCACCCACGGCCTTAGCGGATATCCCGCTGCAACCGTCATCGATACATCTGGCAATAACTGTGAAGGCTCTATCAGTTACACTAATGCGAATACAATGGTGATTACTTTTACTGCCGCATTTAGCGGAACCGCTTACATAGTCTAGGAGAACAAATGTCACGCAAGTTTCTTGTCAATCTTGATTTGAGCCAAAATCAATTACTTAACGCGACAGTTCAGAACTTAGCGAGCGCACCTTCATCACCCGTTGCTGGTCAGATTTATTACAACACAACATCTAATAACTTTCAGTATTACAACGGTACTGCGTGGATCGTTCTCACTTCGTTTACTCCCAGCTCATATACGCTCGATCAGTTTGGCGCTCCAGTAGCCGATGTCTCGTTTAACTCTCACAAAATCACAAACCTCACTACTCCGACAAATGCCAATGACGCAGCAAACAAAAGTTATGTCGATGGCGTGGCGCAAGGTCTTAATGTCAAAAGTTCAGTTGTAGCTGCGACAACCACAAACATCACGCTCTCGGGCGCACAGACAATTGATGGTGTTTCTATTACCGCCGGTCAACGCGTACTCGTAAAGAATCAAACTACTGCTACTCAAAACGGTATTTATGTCGCTGCGGCTTCGGCGTGGGCGCGATCTGCCGATCAACAAACTCCTACGCAGGGTGACTTTACATTCGTAGAGCAGGGAACAACTAACGGCTCTCAGGGTTGGATTCTCGCTAACGGTTCGACTACTTGGACACAGTTCTCAGCCGCCGGTGAATATACTGCTGGTACCGGTATCTCGATCTCGGGTAATACGATCTCGGTCGCTTCGACTACACCGCAAAAATACTCAACGACTCTTTCAACATCTGCCACGACTTACACCATCACCCACAACCTCGGAACACTCGATGTGCTAGTGCAGGTTTACGCCGTAGCCGATGGCTCTGAAGTTACAGTCGATAACCTTCGCGCTACGACCAACACAGTCACGCTTAACTTCTCGGTGGCTCCTTCTGCGAACGCTTATCGCGTAATCGTAATCGGATAGCCTTATGAGCAAGAAGGCTCTTGACCCAGTAAATATCCAATATCTGTCTGCCGCACCAACTTCTCCTACGCTTAACGCTGGCGATATTTATTACGATACAACTCTAAACTCACTTCGTACATACAACGGTTCTGCATGGATAACTGAAACCCCGCTGGGCTCGACTTCCGCTACGGGTATAGTGCAACTGACAGACTCGACATCTTCTACTTCTACGACTACGGCTGCAACGCCTAACTCAGTCAAGACTGCCTATGACTTAGCCAACGCCGCAGTATCTAAAACTGCGTATAAGGCTTCGTGGGGTAGCGACTCAGTTCTCGAGACTGTTCCTAGAGTTATGGCAACGACTTCAACAACGCTTGCCTCTGGGTTAATAAGATTTACTCAAGTAGTTTCAGTTCAAGATATTACAGTTTCATCTATTTCATTTGCTTCAACTACCATCGTTTCATCTGGTCTAACCTTGGCAAGATTTGGCATCTATGCAATCAGCGGCTCTAACCTTTCTTTAGTGGCAAGAACTGCAAGCGATACGACTATCTTCAACTCAGCAACAACGATCTACACACGCTCGCTTGATACAACGGGTGGGTATCCTGCTTCGTACACAATGACTGCTGGAACTCGTTATTACATAGCACTCATTACGGTTGGAACGACTGCTGGCGCTTATACAACGACAGCAAATATCGGAGCAGCGCTAGCAGGTCTTTCGCCGGTGTTGGCTTATTCGCTAGCGAGCCAATCTGATTTGCCGACAACATCAACCATCGCATCTTTGACAATTTCATCCGTTCCGGGTTACGGAAGGCTCTCATGATAGAGACAAAGTACATCGGCATCGTTGATGGCTTGGATACTTGGGAAGTCTATAAAGACGGCGTTCTGATAGGTTCCAATCAAAGCGCACCAACTGATAGCATTACACCAGCCTGATTTACAAGGGGCATAACTAAGGGGACACTATGGGTCTGATCGACCGTCTTGCAAAAGCAGTAGCACAACAAATTGAGAAGGCACCGAACAGTAATTTGCCAGCGGGCTCAGTCGTAATGACGGAGCAACAAATGCGTGATGCAAATACTCAGAACACTTACGGACAACAGACTCCGCTACCTCGAAACCCAATTCTTTCTGGCGTTCCCTTTGGTCCGGGTACTCCAATTATGCCGGGTGCAATTAACCCACTTCGTGATGATGGTCGTGCAGATCCACGCCGTTACGAATACCAAGTTGCGCAAAACATTAACATCGGAACCGCACAGAAGCTCGTTCCATTCGACACACTACGCGGTGCCGCTGAGCAGATCGACATTGTTCGCCGTTGCATAGAAGTTCTCAAGGCTAAGATCTCAGGACTGGACTGGGACATCACTATCGCTGAAGATGCTAGCGAAAAGATTATTGCCGAGATCGGTGGAGATCACACTCGCGCTATGAGTCAGGCTCGCTCTAAGTTCTCAGACGAGATCTATCGCGTTCGCACATTCTGGGAAAACCCAGACAAGGCTAACGGACTCACATTCATTGACTGGATGATGATGTCACTCGAGGAAGTCCTCGTTCTCGATGCTTGGGCTATTTGGCCGCAACGAACAGTTGGCGGAGATCTATACGGACTGCAAATCCTTGACGGCTCTACGATTAAGCCTTTGCTAGACGATCGCGGAATGCGCCCAATGCCACCGC